TTCCATCAAATGTCGATATGAATGTGATCTTTAATAACATGTCCAGTATGTTGGACGTGATGAAGCAACAGATTGACAAGACTGGTTCCGACCAGTAGAATAACGAAGTACACAAAAGCCAAATCCTTACAAAATCCGAGGTAATACGAATGTCTTTCGCAAATCTTAAGAAGCAATCTTCTCTTGGTTCACTTACTTCTAAATTAGTTAAAGAAGTAGAGAAGATGAGCAATACTTCCAGCAGCGGTGATGACCGACTCTGGAAACCCGAAATGGACAAGACTGGCAATGGTTTTGCAGTCATCCGTTTCCTACCTGCCCCTGAAGGAGAAGAACTTCCTTGGGCAAAGATGTACTCTCATGCTTTCCAGGGCCCTGGTGGTTGGTATATTGAAAACTCTCTGACTACGATTGGTCAGAAAGATCCTCTGGGTGAGCACAACCGCGAACTCTGGAACAGCGGTAGTGATGCAGATAAAGAAACTGTTCGTAAGCAGAAGCGTAAACTTTCTTACTACAGTAACATCTATGTTGTAAAGGATGCTGCTAATCCTCAAAACGAAGGTAAGGTCTTCCTCTTCAAGTATGGTAAGAAGATCTTCGATAAGATCATGGAAGCAATGCAACCTGAGTTTGAAGATGAAACTCCCATCAATCCTTTTGACTTCTGGCAAGGTGCAAACTTCAAACTGAAGATTGTGAAGAAGGATGGTTATTGGAACTATGATAAGTCTGAGTTTGATCGTGTTTCTCCTCTTCTGGATGATGACGATGCTTTGGAAGCTATCTGGAAAAAGCAGTATTCTCTGACTGCTCTTACTGCTCCTGATCAGTTCAAAACCTATGAGCAACTGGAGACACGACTGAAACTCGTCCTTGGTCAAAAAACTTCACGTCCTCGTCTTGATGAAGAAGTGGAAGATGAAGATAATGATCGTGGTTCTTACACTCCCGATTTTTCTTCACGTTCACAAAAGTCTGAACTCCCCGAAGATCTGAGTGCTCAACTCAGTTCTCTAAGTTCTTCTAAGAGTGATGAGGATGAAGATGATGCATTGTCATATTTTTCTCGCCTTGCAAATGAATAAATAACAATACCTGTAAGTCGCATTATAGGTGGAAGAGGTGTCTTAAGACACCTCTTTTTGTATAGATAGTAATGCGACTTACAGAGTAGAACTATGAATTATTACACTTACGCATACCTGCGTGAAGATGGAACACCTTACTATATTGGTAAAGGTAAAGGAAGAAGAATTCATCAGAAACATAGTGGATTTTTTCCACCCGAAAAAAGTAGAAGAGTATTTCTTAAAAAACATCTAACTGAAGAAGAAGCATTTAAGCATGAAATTTATATGATTGCAGTTCTTGGCAGGAAAGATTTAGGAACTGGTATTCTTCATAATAAAACTAATGGTGGTGATGGTGTTTCTGGCGTTCTTATGAATGAAGAAAGAAGAAAAATGTGTGCTTCTTTAAAGGGCAAAAACCTTAGTGAGAGTCATAAGAAAAAAATTGGAGAATCTAACAAAGGAAAGCCAAGACAAACTCCGGAAGGTATTGAAAGACTTAAAAAGATTCAGCAAGAGAGAAAAGGAAAACCTGGAAAGAAGCATTCTGAAGAAACTAAAAGAAAAATAAGTGAAGCATCTAGAGGCAGAATTCCTTGGAATAAAAAAATTATTGATATAATCTAATATTATCTGCTCTCTTTAAGGTTTCACTCACATACTGAGTGGAACCTTTTTGATATGTCATTAATTCTTCAAGATCATCCTTAACTACATTAAGGTATCTTGGTTTCAGTAAGAAAATATTACGTTTATCATTTTCCAATCTTTCTTCGTATTCATAGTTTGTAACTGGTACTACTATGTCAGTTTTAATTTCATATGAATCGGTGAAGAAGTCATAGAAAGTTACGCTATAATCTTGGTTAACTTGCAATCCTTCTGGAACAATAACTACACCTTGACTATTTGCTACCTCAATTGTTTCATAATGATGAATTCCATTATAAAGAGTATCATAACCACCATATTTTTCCAATAGATATTCGTCAAAAACTTGTTGTGGCAATGGCCACTCACTTTGAATGTTTAGAATGTTATTGCAAACTAAAACAACCCAATCCAAATTGGAATCTCCATAAACTTCAAATGCAACATTATCTGGCCTATCATTTCCTTTGATTTGATACTTAGTGAAGAATGCTAAGTTTTGTATAATATCTTCTCTAAGTTTTCCTCTTTTGAAAAGATTTTTTACACGAGTATAATCTCCAATTTTGGAATTGGAATTTCTGCTAACATATTCAAAGTCTGGAACTTGGCGAAAGTAGTTTGACATTTTAGTATCCTATTTCTCCGTAATTTTTATCATTATCTTCATTAAATATTGGTTCGAGTTCTGTGAATTGCATATTGATTTCATAAGAAACTAATACTCCATCTTCAAATGTTGCATACTGACCTTCTGGTGTATAGTCAACAGTAAAGTTCTGTAGAGCACATTCTTTTATTTTTCCAATATACTTGTGGTCTTCTCCACTTTGACCTCGATGTTTATATCTAATTTTAAATGTATGTGGAGATTTTAAGAATATATTGGATGGCGTTCTTTGTGGTGCCATTCCTTGCCTAAAGAATCTAATGATATTGATGATTGTTTGTGCTTCATTTTTATTTCTAGCGGACATTTTAAATCTAAAATTAAAAGGTCTTAGTGTAGGACTGCTGAATAGAAGTTCCAGGTTGGGATTAATTACAGCACCAGTAGTTCTTGTTAATAAACCTGTAGTACCAACTGCACTATCTGCAAATAATGCTCCAATTGCTGTACTAACCGCAGGAAAACTATCTTGTATTTTCTTAAGTTCATCACCAAACGCTTTTCCACCAGCAGATAATCCCTCTGTTATTCCACTTAATGCTACATTGGCAAGACTAGCTTGAAGGGCATTCATTTCATTCCCGCCCCAATTAACCGCTGTTGTATCTGAAATACCTGATGGTATTGGTAGAACTACTTGCCCTATTGAATCACTAGTAAAATTTCTTTCTCTTTCTCCAAAACCAAATTGCCCTTGGCCAGAAGCAAATTTCTTTGGTTTATATTGAAGCATATCGAATTGTATTACATCTTGTTTTGTCTGTCCTAAATCATTTGGGTATACCAAAGGACCTAGTTGGTTAAAAACATTTCTTGTTTTTGAATCAGTTCCTAGTGCTTCTATAAATTCTGTTGAGTTAAAGTCTCCTGTTGAATCTGGATTATTTGCTGAGTTTGGGGAAAATATTTTGTTTGCTTCAGCATTAGCTGAATCTGCATTTCCTCCTGCTGCACGAACCCCTTTTATTGTTGCAGTTGATCCTGCATTGGATATTGCTTTAGTTCCATTTTCATTCGATAACGAATTTATTTCTGTTTGTGATAAATTCGCATTTGGATCTGGTGTAAATTTTCTTGTTGTTGAATTATATGTGCCAATACTTTGAAATCTACCAAGAGCAGCTCCTCTGTATATCTGAGTTACTTTAGTGCCTGGATTTACTACTGGCGATAGAATTCCACTAACTCCAGTAACCGCAAAAGTATTTTTTCCAGGTTCTCCGTATGTTGCCATCAGATATGGTGTTTTTTATTTATTTAGACGAAACTTTCCATATTGTAATGAGAGTAGTTCATCAAGTTCATTATATTTGACAACATGAAGTTTTCCTATTACTTCTTCCCAAGTGTATTGTCTGCCTTGTCTCCAGTGAAAGTTGATGCCTTTGAATCCCCATCTTTCTAAAGAAGTGCAAGCAATCAATGGATGTTGATCGTATTCTATATCAGGAGTCTTTGGTTTATATAAAAAAGTATAAAATTTTCCTGGTTCTGGATATAGAACTTCTTCTTTGAATATATCCATGATCATTAGCATAATTTCTTCTGGATCCTTTGTCCCAGACCGGTCAACTCTTTTGAGAAGTTCTCTAGTTCTTGCTGTTCCAGTACCTTTATATTGACCAAAACCTTCTGCCATTATGAGAATAACTCCTCTTCTGTGATGATTTTAAATTCTATTCTTCTATCATCACAAAACTCTTTTGCTGCTTTCCATTTTGCTTGATTTACAGCATAAGTTTTACATTCATAGAGATATGATTTTGTTTGTCTCTTTGGTTGTTTAGGTGGACTTGTTTGTTTCTTTGGTTTTACTTCAATCACATATGTTTTAGTTTGACCGGAACTTTCTTTTACCTTGATAATAAAATCCGGAAAGTATCTGTGTATACGATTGTCCACTGGTGATATGTATGGTATAGAAAATTCTTCACTTCCCCATTCAAGTATGTTCTCATTGAGATCACACCAACGACAAAAATGACGCTCCCAACTACTTCTGCAGATAATATTATTTGGGTTTCCTTTATATTTTTGGGGAAATGATGGTTTGTAAATACTCTTATTACTTTCTGCCATACATAATATATAAGGTCAAAAAGTATTTATAAATGCCTTCAACAAGAAGCATTGCTGATATAAAATCAGCATTACTACACCCAGCAACAACTTCTCACTTTGAGGTAAGAATTCCTTATCCTGCTGGTTTGCCTGCAGGTGATAGTTATTGGAGAGATAATGGTGTTCAATTGAATCAGGATAGACTTAATTTAATGTGTTCTGAAGCAACCTTACCTGGTTCTAATCTTGCCACATTAGAACTTACTAATGATCACACTGGTGTGACTGAAAGACATGCTTATCGTAGAGTTTATGATGATCGAATTGATTTAACTTTTTATGTTGATGCTGAGAATTATCTTCCTGTTAGATTCTTT